AATAACCCCATGACCCGATTAATTAGGAGAGATAAATGAGCTGTGGAGCACCCCAAGCACTTACTGACCTTGTAGATGGCATCAATGGTGTTGTCGATACTGTAGAGTTGTCAGTTGCATCACTTCCGAAACGTATTGCCAGTATTCCTGGATATACGGAAATCACAATGGGCGTTCAGGTTGCACAAGACCTGAAGAAGATGAAGGAATTGCTTGACGACCCATTTGCTTTGGCTGAAGCAGCAATACCTTCATTGCCACAAGAGTTCCAAGACTTCATCGATAAAGGTAATCAGCTTGTCGGTGATACAATAGAATCAGCTGAACTCGTATCTGGGATGGCTGATAAGTATTCAGATATTGATATAGGCGATCCAGAGGAACTTTTGGATGCTCTGAATGGATTGGGAGATGATATTGACAAACTTTGTGAGATTATCCCAAACATCCAATCAAGATACGGTGAATTGGTAGAACTTGGTAAACCACTCACTGGCACTATAGAGAGACCAACCAATCCGATTGCTAAAATTGCTTCACCGTTTATCAAGAGATTCAATGAGGTGAAAGAGGAGTTTACGGACGGGTTTGATACTCCTTCTGAAGAGGAAAAGCCAAAAAGCTGGGATGATATTCATAATGATATGTCATCTGACTTTTTAGCACAATAGGGGTTATAAATAACGTATGGCTATCAACAACACACCGAAAAGAATTTATAAAGACATTGATATGTCATTCACTCCGAATGCACTGACGAAAGACGTTGGTAAAAAATTCGACGTCAATGCAGTAAAACAGGCGATAAAGAATGTGTTGCTCACTAAGAAAGGTGAAAAGCCATTCAATCCAAATTATGGTTCTGGGGTTTCCGATCTTTTGTTTGAACCCATGGACTATTTTGTCTCTAGTATCATGCAGAAAGAAATAGAGACAACATTAGAAAATTATGAGCGGAGGGTTAACGTCATTGATGTTATCTGCGAACCAAACTTTGATCTCAATCAGTATGAGATACGAGTAGAATTTTTTGTTGTTGGGATAAAAGAACCGCAAGTGTACACAAATATACTCGAGAGATTAAGATAATGCCAATAGCAGCGCACTTAGGGGATCTCACAACAAACGAACATGGATGCACAGTATCAGTTGCAATTGATAGTTCGACACACTTGGCAGCAAACACTTTACTTGCTGCAGGTGTTACCATTCAGGGAAGTCCTGCTGCAGTTGTTGGTAGTATACTTACAGACCATACTATATTAGTATCGGGGAGTTGTGTTGCACATGGTGGTGTTGGAAGTCAGAAAGTAACTTCTGGAAGCACAACTGTGAAGGTCGGTGGAAACCCATTAGCATATCAAGGCGCGGCAGTATCGTGTCCTGGACTTATAACTGGCGCGACAGGAACAGTCTCTGTCGGAGCATAAATAAAGAAAAAAGAGACCTAAAATGGCAGTAAGAAAACTTACAGAACTTGAATTTGAGCAAATCAAAACCAACTTGAAGACTTTCTTGTCTGATCAGTCACAGTATTCTGATTATGACTTTGAGGCATCTGGTCTTTCTGTTTTGATTGATCTTCTGGCATATAACACTCAATACAATGCATTCTTGGCACATATGGTCGGCAACGAAGCATTCCTTGATTCTGCTGTGAAACGAAACTCAGTTGCCTCGATTGCAAAGACAATGGGATATACTGCAAGATCGGCACGTGCTTCAGCTGCTGTTGTGAATTTAACTATAACAAACATCCCAGCGTCATACACGAACGGGTCGTTTACATTGACCAAAGAGAAAGCATTTACTTCTTCTTCGGGTGGCAGAACATTTAAGTTTTATCCTGATAAGGATTACACAGTAACAAAGACAACTGTTTCTGGTGTGGATGGGTTTTATTTCACAAATGTTAGAATGGTCGAAGGGATTCGTGTAGACAATTCTGAAATTGTTGATGTCAACACCTTGTCTGGACCAGTACTGATGGCTAATCCAGATGTTGACACGACTACGTTGACCGTCAGTGTTCAAGAAAGTATAGCAGATACGTCATCAACAACATTCACTTTCTCAGATAATATTCTTGATGTTAAGTCTACCTCTAATGTATTCTTTGTCGAGGAATCTCTCAACGGTCAATATGAAGTTAGATTTGGTGATGGTGTTGTTGGTAAGAAGTTGTCTTCTGGTAATATTGTCAGATTGAATTATATTGCAGCATCTGGACCAGCAGCAAATGGAATCAAATCATTCACTCCTCCGAGTGTGTTTATTGGTTCAGGAGAAAGCATTTCCTTGTCATTGGTGTCAGAATCTTCTGGTGGTTCTTCTCAAGAAAGCGTTGACAGTATTCGGTTCAACGCTCCAAGGTTTAATGCTACTAAAAATAGAGCAGTGACAACCAATGATTATAGAGCACTAATTCTTTCAGCAAACCCAAATGTTAAGTCTGTTGCGGTTTGGGGTGGTGAAGATAATACTCCCCCGATTTATGGGAAAGTATTTATCTCTCTACAGGCAAGACCAGGATTGGTTATCACGCAAGATGATAAAGATACCTTGCTCCGCGAGACTATCGTTCCAAGACAGCCTGTGTCAATAACCGCAGAGTTTGTGGATCCTGAATTTACATACATCGGATTGAATGTGGGCGTTCTCTATGATTCTAAAAACACCACGTTCACTGAAGGCGCACTGCAATCTGAAGTGAATGCTGAGTTGACAAATTATTTCGATACACAACTCAATTCTTTGGATAAGAACTTCTATTATTCAGTTCTTTCTTCAAGAATAGTGAATTTGTCTAAATCATTTATTGCGGTCAACTTAGAAATATCATTACAGAAAAGAGTTGTTCCTACGATTAATTCTATTGTTAGGTATGAACTTCCATTCAATAATAAGATTCAACCATATTCTGTGTCGAGTGTTTATTTTAATGCGCTAATAAACAGAGCGACATATTCAGTTTATATCACAGATGTCCCCGATGAAGGTGTTATCGCTCCCGCATATAGCGGAAAGGGTGTGATACAACTCAAAACTTCTGATAAGAATGTTATCGTTGATGCAAATGCAGGAACTATCGACTATGACACAGGATTGATTGTGTTAAATTCATTACAAATATCTTCTATTCAAGGTTCAACAACAACATTAAATGTTTCTTGTCAACCACACGAAAGTTCCAAAGATATTAAAACAGATATCCTACAAAGGACTTCTGACACAAGCGAAACAGGCGCGGCAGTTATCGCCAAACCATCTAAAAATTATATCTTGGCACAAAACACTTCTACTGCTGACATTCCAAATAATGTTAGAGCTGGAACAAAAGTAAGTCTAACTGCTAGAGTATCGGATAGTTAAATATGGCTAGATCAGCCCCAAAGTTTAAGAGATTTATTGAATCGATAACTATTACCAACGCAGGCGGTAACTATTCATCGATTCCATCAGAGACTGAGATTTTTATCTCTGCGCCTAAAGGATCTCCCGAGTCTGATCAAATACAAGCAGTCGCCACCGTAGATATTCAAAATGGTTCAGTCGCGGGAATCACAATGACTGAGGTGGGTGACGGCTATGGGAATGGTAATATTCTCCATCAGGTCTATATACGATCTGGTATCGGAATTGGGACTGCATCTCTAACAAATACCACGACTGCTGATACTAGAAGGCAAGCTGGGTCATACCCAAACATTGCCATACAATCTATGAAAGCAGGCACAGGGGCAACTGCTAATGTTGTTGTTGACTCTAATGGTGCTGTCACTTCTGTAGATGTTATAACTTCTGGTTCTTCCTATATGGAAGGCGAAACTGTCACAATTACTGATACCTCTATCGGTGGTGTGGATAATGCTCCAGATATTACCCTCACGGTTGCTCAAAACATTGGTGGCGGTAGTGGTGCTATCCTGACGCCAGTTCTTCAGACGATTGCTCGCGCTCCTGGATATTATCACGACAGCATGCGCTACATCACCGACAGCCAGATTCCCGATTTTATCAGCGATGAATATCCAAATTTCGCCAGATTCATTAAAGATTATTATGCGTTTGAAGATCTCGGTCATGAGGAGTACCATGAGTTAAACATTACTAATGGTGAAGCATTATATAGTCCCACTCATCTTCTTCAAGAGATGATCGATAAGATAAATCTTGATCACAACGATCCCGATTTCTTAGAACCAATGCTGCAACAATATGCGATCGATTTCCCGCAGACTGCTTTGGTAGACAAAAGATTATTAATTAAAAACATTTCTCAATTTTTTGAAGCTAAAGGTTCAAGAAGAGGCGTTGAAGAATTCTTCAAGTTGATGTATAATGAGGATGTTGAAGTATTCCTCCCATCTGAGTTTATCCTTCGACCTTCTGATGGTATTTACAATAAAGAATTGACTATTAAGGCATATGCAAACACAGAAATATTCCCAGTACCAGATCCATTGTCTCTTCGGGGCAAGCGTGTTGATATACATTACTATGAATCCACAGCATCGATTACCGCAAGAAAGGTAATCAACACTTCTGTTACACGTGTGAAGCAGATTGCATACAGCGCACCTGAAGCATTTGAAATGACTCTCGACCTTCCTGGAGATACTATAATTCCAGGACAAGGTGTTGAGGGTGAATTGACTGCCATCATTGGTGGTAAGATTGCTACTGTTGGAACTATCGGTGCAGCCGATGCACTTAGAACGGCAGGAACTTATGCTGTAACAACATTTACGACAAGCGGAAACGGTACTGGTGCAGCATTTAGCGTTGTTATTAATGGTTCTGGTGCAGCCGCAGTTTCGGTCACCACAGTTGGCGATAATTATGCACCAGATGAAACTATTACAGTCCAAGACGCACAGCTTGGAAGTGGCGGTGGTGCTGCTCTGACTTTCAAGGTCGCAACTATCACAGAAGGTGAGATCTTCTCAGTAACGGTTTCTGATGGCGGTGCTGGTTATTCAGCCAACCCTTCTGTTATCGTGCAGCCAAATGCTGCTGATACAATTACCACGACTGCAGTTATTGATACCCGATTGACAAGCGGGTCGATTTCTAGTACAGTGTTTGTCAATGGCGTGAAAGGTGTTGGTTATAATAATGTCCCTAATCTAATTCTGAACACTGACCTTGTTAGATCTTGGGTTGGGCTTGAGGGCGTTCAAGACACGATTGATAATAAAACTGCATTCCTTACTCGTGTGCTCAATAGTGTCTCGCTAAAAACAAACTCAGGCACATCAAGTGGTGGGTTTGTTGTTGGTGAAACATTTAAAGTATCTGAGACTGGTGATATCCTCGGTGTGTATGCGATCGATTACTTTGGTGAAGATTATACAATCACTGGTATCGATAATAATGCACTTGTTAGAATTAAGACTCTGGATTCAAGTAATTATCCAAATGTTGTTGAGGTTATCTCAACTGGTACTGGTTTCCAAAGAGCCACATTCGATTTCGTTCTTCGTTCAGAAACGGCTGAAACGGCAACACTTACTTGCTCTACAGGTTTCTCTCATACATATCCAGGAAACTTCAAGAACTCTCGTGGATTCCTTTCTGACGCAAACAAGATTCAAGATAATGCAGTTTATCAGAACTTCTCGTATCAGGTTAAGACTTCCCGACCCAAGACAGAATGGGGTGAGTTGCTAGATCGAATTGCCCACCCTGCTGGTATGATTGCATGGACTGACCTGCAAATCAGCCAAACGGTCGATATGGGCGCAGACTTCAATGCTCTACCAGACGTGATTGTATTCCGTCTGTTTGCTGAGGTTGAGACTCCAGTTATTCAGGATGCTCCAGCCTTGTTCTTCCATAAACCAGCAATCACTGATTCTGTGAATTGGTCTGATCAGAGAACAGGTGCGTCTGATGATACAATTCTGTTGTTCCCACATCTTGGTAAGGTTGAATCCCCTTCAGCTATTGATGTTGTTGACAAGTTTGATGTCACTCTGGCGAAAACTGAGTCTGTTGATTGGTCTGAGGCTGTTGCTAAAGAAAGTCACTTACCAGCTGTTGCCGATTCAGTTGGGTGGTCACAAACTATCGTCTTATTGATTGTAATTCTAAGAGAACCAATTGATAGTGTAGATTTGGCAGAAACTGTCACCTTTGTGATAGAACTAAATAAGACTGATGAAGTAGATTGGTCACAAATTATTTCTCTGGCTCCAGGACTTACAAAGACAGATTCAATCGATTTGTCAGAGGCAGTCGCCAAGGATGCAGGTAATGCGGTAACTGACGACCCAACTGTTGACGAATCAAACGTGTTGTTATTTTCAGGAGCACAAACTGACAGTACAGGTTGGGGTGAGGCTGGAACGGTTATTGCACAGAATTATGCTGGAAATTACTTTGCTGAAGATTATGTCGGTGAAGTTAGAACTATTTCCTAACTTAGATAAACAATCGTTATAAATACAAAACAAATAATACAGACATCAACTAGGAGAAAACAATGATTCTTGATGTAGAAAAAATGAATGCGCTGGGGCGTGTTCAGATCCAGCTTTTCGACGGACAGGGCAACCTGAAAGAAGAGCACATTATAAAGAACTTGGTTGTGACCACTGGTCTGAACCACATTGCCGATCGTCTCGGTAATAGTTCGCCACCAACTCGTATGTCGCACATGGAAGTCGGTACTGGTACAACTAGCCCAGCTGCAGGTAACACTGCTCTGGAAACTGCCATTGCTTCCTCTCGTGTTGCGCTGACTACACAAACTGTTTCAACTAATACTGTTGAATATGTTGGTGACTTCCCAGCTGGCACTGGTACTGGTGCTGTCACTGAAGCTGGTGTGTTTAATGCTGCTTCAAGTGGCGTCCTGCTTTGTCGCACAACCTTTTCTGTTGTGAACAAAGGTGCTGCTGATACACTGAAAATCACTTGGACATTGACTGTTTCTGACACCTAAACCTAACATATAGGAGTTAGAAATGGCATTGCTATTAAGAAAGGCTGCAAGGGTAGAAAACGCTCGTTCTTTTTATAGAGATATCTTTAATGAGAACGACTTCTTCTATATGTTTGCTTCAAGGGCACGGTCGTGGGATGATGAAACCACGCCCGAGACTCCTCGTGATTCTCAATATTACCAGTCTGAATATCGACACGATATGTTGTTCGTCAAACGTATTCAGGCATCGGACGCAGTTCTACTTGCTCCGAGGTATGATTGGGCTACTGGAACAGTTTACGACCAATACGATGATGAGTATGCAACAGGTCATCCTGCTTATAGCGGGGCGACAAACTTGGCAGACGCACAATTCTATGTGTTGACGGATGAGTTTAATGTATACAAGTGTATTGAAAACAATGGCAATGCTCAAAGTAATGTAAAACCAACATCTACAGGAACAGATATATTCAAACTTGATGATGGTTACACTTGGAAGTTTATGTTCCAGATCGGTGCAGCCGACAGAACAAAGTTTTTGAACGCCAATTTCATTCCTGTCCGTAAAGTTTCTGGTGCGGGTAATCCTGCATTTGATGTAAACGGAGAATTAGATAGCATTGCTGTTACTGCTGGTGGATCTGGTTATACCTCTGCTCCGACAGTCGTTATTGAGGGAGACGGCACTGGCGCGGTAGCAACAGCGACTCTTACTGGTAATGCTGTTACCTCGATCACTGTTACCAGCGAGGGCAGAGGATACTCCTTTGCATTCGTAAAGCTGACTGGTGGTGGCGGCACAGGTGCTACGGCTACTGCAACTCTTGGATCTACTGAAACGCCATCCTTACAATCATCCGTAGAGGCT